ATAAGGTACAAGTTAACGGATTAAAACAAGATATAAAAAAGCAAGAAAGAAGACTGAAGTGGAACAGGATACAAAAGGTTGTATTAGGTGCTGCGATAATAGGTCTCATCGTAAAATAGAATGTCTGACGCACAAATAAATATAAAGGAAAGAATAAAGGAGGAGTTTGTAAAGTGCGCAACGGATCCAGTATACTTCATGAAGAAGTACTATATGATCCAGCACCCTCAAAGAGGTCGACAAATGTTCGACCTTTACCCATTTCAAGAGAAGGTACTTAGACTATTTCAAAAGAACGATTATTCAATCATTAATAAGTCAAGGCAGTTAGGTATATCTACACTAGTATCTGCTTACTCATTGTGGTTAATGCTCTTTAATAAAGATAAGAACATTCTTGTTATTGCAACTAAGCAAGATACTGCCAAGAACATGGTAACTAAAGTTAGGTTTGCTTACCAAAACTTACCGACTTGGTTAAAGATAGGAACATCAGAAGATAACAGACTTAGTCTTAGACTAGCTAATGGTTCACAAGTTAAAGCAGTTTCTGCTGCTGCGGATGCTGGTCGTTCTGAAGCTGTGTCTTTGTTGGTAATAGATGAGGCTGCGTTTATTGATAATATCGAAACAATCTTTACTGCTGCCCAACAAACATTGGCCACTGGTGGTGGTTGCGTGGCATTATCTACTCCTAATGGTGTTGGTAACTGGTTTCACAAAACATATATATCGGCTCAAGAACAGAAGAATAAATTTTTGCCTATATCTCTTCCTTGGACAGTGCATCCTGAAAGAGATCAAGTTTGGAGAGACGATCAAGATAAAACACTAGGAAAAAGAAACGCTGCGCAAGAGTGTGATTGTGACTTCGCAACATCAGGTAACACTGTTATTGAACCTGACATTCTTAGTTGGTATGAAGCTAATATGCTTTCAGAACCAATAGAAAGGCGTGGTTTAGATAGAGCATTGTGGATATGGGAATATCCCGATCCTATGAAATACTATGCTGTCGTGGCTGACGTTGCGCGTGGTGATGGCAGTGACTATTCTGCGTTTCATGTCATAGATATAGAATCTATAACACAAGTAGCAGAGTATAAAGCCCAAGTTGATACTAGAGACTATGCCAATACTTTATTGAGCATAGCTTCAGAATATAATAATGCATTGCTAGTACCAGAAAATGCCAACATTGGTTGGGATGTAGTTCAAACTATAGTTGAGAGAGGATATAATAACCTTCATTATAGTTATAAGCAGGATCAAAATATGGACTTTACTAAATACGTAGATAAGTATAATAAAGCAGATGGTCTTGTTCCTGGTTTTAGCACGACTGAAAAAACTAGACCTTTAGCTGTTGAGAAGATGCGAGACGTGATTGAGAATAAAATAGCCAATATAAAGTCAATCAGGCTTTTAGAAGAGTTGAGGGTGTTTATATGGAAGAATGGTAAGGCTCAAGCTATGCAAAGTTATAACGACGATTTAGTTATGTCTTTTGCTATCGCTATGTATTTGAGAGAGACTAGTCTTAGATATAGAAAGAATGCAGAGAACTTAACTTACGCAGCATTGGATGGCTTTACTAGAACTCAAGATACTAGCATAACTTATAACGCAAACAATCAATATAATCAAAACCCTTGGATGATGAACTATAACACACCTCAAGGAGAGATTAATCAGGATTTAACTTGGCTTTTATAAAATAAAAATATGGCAGAACAACAAAGACAGAACAATCTATTTTCTACATTAAGACGTTTGTTTTCTACGGATGTAATCATTCGTAATGAAGGCGGAGACATGTTAAAAGTAGTCGACACAGATACTATCCAAAGGTCTGGTGTAATTCAAACTAATTCATTAGTAGATAGATTCAATAAGGTATACACCATGTCCACAGCATATGGTGTTAACTTAAACTTATCACAGAACTATCAATCTGCAAGGGTACAAATCTATGCAGATTATGATGCTATGGACACAGATGCTATTTGTTGTTCTGCACTTGATATTATTTCTGACGAATGTACACTTAAAAACGAACAAGGTGAAGTTTTACAAATTAGATCTTCTGACGAGAATATTCAGAAACTCCTCTACAACTTATTTTATTCTGTACTTAATATTGAATTTAATCTTTGGTCTTGGGTTAGGAATATGGCTAAGTACGGAGACTTCTACCTCAAATTAGAGATAGCAGAAAATTATGGCGTTTATAACGTTATTCCTTTCTCAGCTTATAATATTATCAGAGAAGAAGGATATAACCCAGAAAACCCTCAAGAAGTTAGGTTTAAATATGATCCAAACGCTACATTAGCTTCATCTAGTGGTTATAGCCGTCAACAAAACAATGATACCGGAATTTGGTTTGATAACTATGAGATGGCACACTTTAGATTGACAGGTGATGTTAACTATCTCCCTTATGGTAGATCTTATTTAGAGCCTGCTCGTAAATTATTTAAACAGTATGTATTGATTGAAGATGCGATGTTGATTCATCGTATTGTTAGGGCTCCTGAACGTAGGATTTTCTATGTCAATGTAGGAGCTATCCCTCCAGGTGAGGTTGATAACTACATGCAAAGGATGATTCAGAAGATGAAGAAGACTCCTTTGATTGATCCTACTACAGGTAATTATAACCTTAAATACAACCAGCAAAACCTATTAGAAGACTTCTTTATCCCTATTAGAGGTAATGATACTTCTACTAAGATAGATACAGCAAAAGGTCTTGAATATAATGGTATTGAAGATGTTGCTTACTTCCGTGAGAAGCTTTTTGCAGCTCTTAAAATACCTAAGGCTTTCATGGGTTATGAAAAAGACTTAACTGGTAAAGCTACACTTGCTGCTGAAGACATCAGGTTTGCTAGAACTATTGAGAGACTTCAAAGGATTATTATTAGCGAATTAACTAAAATAGCATTAGTACATTTATATGCTCATGGATATACAAATGAATCAGCAGCAAACTTTACGTTATCTCTTACTAATCCATCTATTATCTATGACCAAGAAAGGATAGCACTTTTCAAAGAGAAGATTGATCTTGCTAAACAAGCAATGGAAGGATCATTGTTACCTAGAGACTTTATCTATGACAAAATATTCCACTTCTCTGAGGATCAATATGCAGAGCTTGAAGATATGATTATAGAAGATAAGAAGCGTGAGTTTAGATATGCACAGATTCAAGAAGAAGGAAATGATCCAGCAGAATCAGGCCAAGCATATGGCACACCTCATCAGATAGCTAGTTTGTATGGAGGTAAAGAAGACTCTGTATTAAACGTACCACAAGGTTATGATGAGAAGCAAGTTGGACCAGGACGTCCTAAAACACAAACGTCTATTATTTCAACCGATGGCTCAGCGTTTGGACGCGATCCATTAGGAGCCGCAGCATATAAAAAAGATGCTGAAACTGGTGAGAATAATATGAGGTCTAACTATAAAGGCGGCAATCCACTAGCTCTTGAATCTACTATGAATGAGTATCTTAAAAACAAACAATACCTAGATAAAATGTTTGGCAGCAAAAAGGGCAGAAAGGTTAATTTGTTTGAAGAGTCAGATCTTTTAAGTGAAGATAATATTAAAGGAGATTTAGATTAATGTATTGATATTTATTATTAGTCGACTTGTAAAAAATTATGGCAATTAAACACAGCAAATATCGCAATACCGGTATTTTATTTGAACTGTTAGTTAGACAAACGACGTCTGATCTACTTAACAATCAAGATTCAAAGGCGGTTAAAATCCTGAAAAAGTATTTTACAAATACGGAGTTAGGAAAAGAGTACAGTCTTTATAGTACATTTTCAGCTAGCCCTAAATTATCTGAGGCTAAAGCAGAGATTTTAATTTCAACTATTATTGAGCAGTATAATAAATTAGACCATCAAAAGGTGGCCAAGTTGAAATATAATTTGATAAAAGAGATCAAAAAGACTTACGAGTTAGACAACTTCTTTAAGACTAAAGTAGATAATTATAAGCCTTTTGCTTCCATCTATACTATATTTGAGAGCCAGAATA